TCAGTGCGTCAGCAGCGCGGCCGCGCTCCACGCCCGGCGACCCGGACGGCGCGGATCCGGCTGCGGCAGCCAGCCGAGCGGGCGCATCACCAGCGGCAAGCGCCGCAGCCGGCGGGCCGCCGAATACAGCGCCTCCACCTGGACCGTTCGCCAACCCAGGTTTTCGAAATAGGCCAACCCGTTGTCCGGGGCGAACTTGAACGGCGCGTTGGCCAGCATGCCCGCCATCTTCTTGTTCATCATCTTCTTCAGGCCGGGTCCGGCGAAGTCGAGCATCCACCAGCGGACCTCGGGCCGCTGCAGCGCCGCCGACAGCGCGGACACGTCACTGTCGTCCAGATACATCAACAGGCCCTCGGTGAGCACCAGCGCCTTGGTCGCACCGTCCAGCGCCTCGTTCAAAAACGCGTCCCGGGCGGCCGCGTCGGCCAGGTCGACGGCGGTTCGGGTCAACCGGCAGCGCGGCACCTCGTCGGCGAGGACCTGCGTCTTCTCGGCGAGCAACGCCGGCAGGTCCGCCTCCACCCAGGTGAGGTCGGGCGGCAGGTTCAACCGATACGGCCGGGTGTCCAGCCCGGCGGCCAGGTTCAGCACCCGGTCGCAGCCCTGGGCGATGGCCTCGGCGATGGCGTCGTCGATGATCTTGGTCCGCGCGACAAGCCACCACCCGTTGCGCGTCGTGCGCGGCACGTGGTCGACGATCGCGCGGCCGTGGTCACCGGCGAGACGTTCGGCCAGCGGGTCACGGAAAACCGCGTCGGGCCGCGCCGATTCGGTGGCCCGGTGCAACGCTGTCCAGCGGTTCGCCGTGAATCCGAAACCTTTGAGCCGCCTATCTGAGCTGGCTCTTTCGCAATTGTGACTGAATCTGCTGGCGTTCAATGAGTTTGACGCTGTAGCTTCACCTCCCATGACCACCCGCCCGCCCTCCAGAGGGTGCCCCGGACCGGGGCGCCCCACACAGAGAGGACAGGTAATGAACCCCGAACTGCGCGCCTGGCTGGACGAGACACTGGCTGAGGCCCCGCCCTTTACCGAGCGGCAAGAGGCCCTGCTGTGGGAGCTGCTGCGCCCGCTGCGCGAGGCGCCCGCGGCCGAGCTGGCGGTGGCGGCATGAGCGAGGACGACTACGCCCACGGGTTCAACGCCGGCTGGGACTCTGGCTTCAGCGTGGGGTGGGATGACGGGTATGACGGCGGCTGGGTGGACGCCTTCTGCGAGGGCTACCGCGACGGTCGGGAGGCCGAGACCGGCGCGATAGCGGACGACCGGGGCGCATGGTGGCCGTGCAAGTGGTGCGGGGACCGCGCCGACTGCTACCGGGTACGCGACGAATTGTGGCGCACCTACGGGCCGCCCACGCAGGGCTGGTTATGCGCCGGCTGCTTCGAGGATCGCCTGGGCCGCAAGCTGGTACGCGAGGACATGTTGGATTGCTGCGATACCGCCGACAATCTGTGGGCCACCATCGTCGCCGCGCGGGAGGCGGCGTGATGGCCTTCTCCAAGCTGCAATACCTCAAGGAGTTGCACGGCGCCGCGATGAAGGACTCCACCTTCCGCGTAATGGTGACCGTGTTCAACTACACAAATGCGGAGGGACGCAACGCCTTCCCCGGCAATGAGGCCCTGGCCCGCGACTGCAATACGTCGGTGAGCACCGTCAAGCGGGCGCTCAAGGAACTGACCGAGAAGGGCTGGCTGATCAAGGTAGCGCCCGGTGGCCGAGGCGGCGACGGTGCCCACTGGGCCACGAAGTACGACTTGGGCAATCGCTGGTGCGGTGAGACCAAATCTCAGCGGCTCACCCGTGACCCCTCCGCGGGTCAAATCAGGAATGTCACTGGGTCAAATCGGGACATTTCAGCGGGTCACGTTGATGATGTCAATGGGTCAGATCCGTGGAGTCAATGGGCCACCGATGACCCCCCATCAGATCATGAATCAACAGATCATGAAATAACAGATCATTACTCATCAGATCATGAGTACATCAGCGCGTAAACGCGCGACGACGATCCAAAAAAGAAAACTTCTCCTCCGTGCATCTCACGTAAGTAGTGGGTCACTCAAGCATGGCCTGGAAGAGGAGTTGTCGAAGGGGTTACTTCGGCAAGTGATGTATAGACACCCAATTACTCACCAGCGGCGCGCCGCGAACTTAGGAACATAGGACCACAGGAAATGACGACGACAACGGAGCACCTGTATCTGGCTCCCGGATACCGCATCATCCCGGACTGGGATGGCTACATGATGAACGCGGGAATGGAGGTGTGGAGCGTGGCCCGCCACGTTCCATGCAAGGGCGGGAAGACTCGTCAGATCGCTGCGAAGCGCATCAAGAACGATGTCGATGGCCGGGTTACCCTCTCGCAGGATTCGCGCCGCGGGCGCTTCCACGTCTACAACCAGCTGTACCCGATCACCTGGCCGGAATTGGTCGAAGCTGAGCAGAAGGTCAAACGCCAACGGCCGCAGGTGACTTGCCATAAGGGCCACCCCCTCATGGAGTACGACCACACTGTGCTCAAGACATGGATGACCCCGAAACCCAACCTCGCATATTGGGGTACTGGCAACCGCATCTGCCTGTGGTGCTCGAATCCTCCGACAACGTTCCCCAGCTTCACCTACTCACGGGCCTACGGAATCGCCATCCCCAACCACTACAGCGACGCGCCGGCCGAACCGAAATTGCGCGACCTGCAACCCGGTGAGGCTGAAGAATTGGAATGGGGCGAGCACGGATTCTCCGTCAAATAAAACCGCAGGTAGATTAAATCTCCGGCCGAGCCCTATTAGTAGAGGATAAAAATGATTACCAAGATTTCAACCAGCGGCACCGACGTGATTATCGCCGGCCGGCGCAATGGCGGATACGTCATCGAGCAGGGAACCTCACACATCCTGCTCACCGCCACCGAAGCAGCAGACCTCGCGGACGCATTGACGAACATTCTGCAGCCGCGCACCTCCACCCCGGCCAAAGCACGCATTATGTGTTATCCGGCTACCTAGAAAGCTTTTACTTTGAAGAAAACCATTCGCAGCACCGACTACGCTGCCGTTGTCGCCGACTCGTTCGAGGTTTTGGTGGACAATGATAAACGCCGCGGCCAGGTCATCGGATTGAAGATTGATCCGGTTGACGGCCCCGCGTTCATCTGCCCCATGACCTACCCGGCCGCGAAAGCAGTGGCCGCGAACATCGTCAAGGTGTTGGTCTGCACGGCGCCGGAACTATTCTCCTAGCCCCAGGATCGCCGTAGAGCGACGTTTACCGGCCCCCCGATAGATGGACTGCTCCGCGTTCTTCTCGTTGATGCAACGTGGCGCCCACGATGAAATTCTCCGCGCGATCGAGCGCAACCCGGGAATTGTCTCTGATACGTGGGGACGCCCGTGGGGTGAGCACTGGGACCGCGAACGATGGCGGATATCCGGCGATGTGGGATGGGATGACCTCGCCTGGCCGTGGGCATTCTGGAAGGCCGGCTACACCGACAACCACCTCCCAGCGACGAAACCCACCGGCCCTATTCGGCTCTATCGCGGAGCACCACACGATCGCCGCTTCGGCATGGGCTGGACGACCAAGTACGACTACGCCCACAAATATGCGGTGTCCAACCTGATCGGTGTCAGCGGCCATGTGTATCTGCATTGGGCGTGGGGTGAGGAACTATTCGCCCACGTTCACAACGACACCCAGGATGAATACGTATTGGACACAAGGTATTTGAACGATCACAACGTGGCGAAGCTTCCGCTAGCACCGACTGAATACGCCGCGCTGTATACGAGATGCATTACCGCGCGTCCGGCTTTTAAGTACGGCGCATGAGCTGCCCGATCCCACCCTGGCTAGCTGATCTTCCCCGCTTCGGCCCGCGCACGGCACATGACGCCCCCCGTGGCCGGCGCTATCAACGACTGCCACTACTGGCGGCCACCGCGCCGAGCACAGCGGCCCACAATTCGCCGCGATCATTCGCACTGGCCTTCCGGCGCCGCTGTGCCTTTTGTGGATGTGAGGTACCCGAGGGCCATTTCTGGCGCGCGAACTTCTACTCCCCCGAGGAGGTTCACGCGGTTCGTCATCCCGGTGGCCTACTCACCGCAAACGGACCGGGGCCGATCATGCATAAAAGCTGCACGATCTACGCGTCGCTGGTCTGCCCATTTTTGCGATATCGCCACTCGCGCAGGCCCTCCGACCGCGAAGTAACTCGCGGCGATGCCGAGATTGTCCGCTTCCGCCACTACGGGGTCGCGTTCTTCGGGCCGCGCACGGCACCGCCCTACACCGACCAGACGCCGTGGAACCACGACGACAAATGGGCCTATGCCGACCACGTAGAAACCATCCGGTTCGAGACCTGGCGCGACCTGCTGCCCATCTATGACCAGGCCGTTACCGCCGACGCCAAGGTGGTCAACTTGGCCACCCGGTTGTACTGGACGGACAGCAGGCGCCTAGACCGCATCGCCCAACAGGACAACACCCACCTGGCTCGACTGCGCGCCACAGCACCCCAGGTCGGCGACTTCCGGCTGGCGCTGCTGTGAACGCCCTGCAGCTCTACCAAGCCGTAGTACATGACTACACGCCCAGAACCGGGCGAGGTGTGATTGTCGACGTGGACAACACCCTGTGCGATGCCCGTGGAGAGCCCATCGCCAAGGGAATGCAGTTCGCCCAATGCCACTATCGCGCGGGCTATTCCGTGCTGATCGTGACGGCACGAGAAGAACGTTGGCGCCACCACACCCTTGGACTGGCTGGCCACCCACCAGGTACCCCACCAATGGGCTATGGATGCGCAGAAACGGGGACACCCGGCCGGATCACCACATCAAGGCCGAGATCTTCCACGAGCTGGCACACCACTACCTCATCCGCGCGGCCATTGACGACCACCCCGACGTTCTGGACACCTGGAAACGCCTGGGCATCCCCAGCGTCGTGGGGATGGGATGAACCGTTCGAGTTCGAACGATTTGCCCCTATGCATCGGGGGAGGCTGGACTAAGCGTCGGGCAGAACCCCCGATCCAGTCCATGGTTGGCCCGTTCGATATTGAGCAGGCCCAGCGCGGATGAGCTGGGACCTTCCCTTCATCGGGCGTTCGATTTCGAACGATCAGCCCCTCAACCGGACCGGGGTCCAGATTATGCACGCGGACTAATCTGCCAATCCCCTCATTCATCCCGGCTTGCCTAAGCAATGAGCGTGTGGAACCTACTGGTGTACAAGGATTCTCGGCTCGTGGTTCATGGTTCATGGTCACCGCTGACCCGGAAGTGACTGCGCAGCAAGGCAACTCCACGTAGGAGGGGGTGGGTCGAAATCCCTACCGTAAGCCTTACCGTGCGACCCTTCGGGCTATGTCCTGCGCGTGCCAAATTGCCGGTGCCCCAAGGGGTTTCAGAAACCTCAAAAACGGGCTCTGACCTGCGGAAATGCAGCACCACGGGCGGAATCGGAACCCTGTCGCTGCAACGGTGTGCATACCGCGACTATAGCTCGGAATGCGCTCTAGCGCAATAGCTTTCGCACGCATCGTCCATCACCACGCGACAGACGAAATGCGTTGCAAATGAAGGAGATTCATTGACCAGGTACCACCCTGCTACCTGCCCGAAGTGCGATACGCCTATAACGCGAAATCCGAATGGCGGCAGGCCTTCTCGCTGGTGCTGCGAGGGATGTAAACGCGCAGGTGAGGCGGAGATGGCGCACCTAGATTCCCTGCTCAGGGTGTTCACCGAGGGTAGATACGTCGACCGGCTCAATGGCCGCGACACCACAGACCGCGATGCCGTAATCGCGGAGATGCAGACCCGTTTCGACCACCTCGCCGGCGTGCCTAAAAACGTTCTACCACAACAGATCTGAGAAGTATGTCCAGAATGGGACGGAGCTGTCCGGTACAGACGATCTATCGACCCCCGGCGCGAGCAAGCATTCCTATCGCTTACGACGCCCTCAACAGCGGCGCGTCACATACCGGGACCGCGGGCGCAACGCCCATCCTCGCAATCGGCACCCAAGGGGGCTCAAATGTTGCCGCCACCTACGGCGGTGTCGCAATGGCGCCCCTGGCCAGTGTCACCGGGTCTACCTATCTCTTCGGCCTGCTAGGTGCCTGCACCGGAACAGCGCAGAGTATCGCCATTACCGGCTCGTGGAACCGTATCTATTACGCGTGCGCATCGTTCAAGCACGTTAGGTCGTTCGGCACGCCGGTGACCAACAGCAGTACCGGCACGCTAGCCGTTCCCAGCGCGCCAAGTCAGTTCGTGGTCAACGCATTCAGTAACGCCGGCAACAACGGAAACAGCTACGGCGGATACAACCAGACCATATTGAGCAGCCAGGCATCGGGATTCACCGCGAACTTCCTATCCTTCATCATGGGCTATGCCGCGGCCGGCTCCCCTGGGCTGACGTTCACGGTCAACTACGCATCGTCTCAAGCCGTGGCGGTCCCGCTGAATCCGTAACCGTCCTACAACAACTGAATAGACTTACCATGACATTTGCGACCCAGGTCGCCGCGACCTTTGCCCCTATCCAGGCGGTCTACGACGACGTAGCCCAGGCCCTGAGCTGGGCACAGTCCTTCGTGGAGAACTACTGCAACCGCACCTTCGACCTGGTTACCGATGATGTCGCCGTTGTCGACCCCCACCCGCATCGACGGGCACTGCTACCGATGATTCCGGTAGCCGACGTGTCCAGCGTCGAGGCCCTGATCTGCGGGGCCTGGACCGCCTTGACCAACTACGCCTACGTCGGTGAGACCGGGCTGCTCTATGACACCACCGGGGAGCCGGGTACCACCTCGGACGCGTGGCCCTGGCTGCCGGGAAGCCTGAGAGTGACCTACACCCACGGCTACACCGACGTGCCCCAGGACCTGATTAACACCGCCTGCCGCTTCGCCCAGCAGTACCTAGAGAACCCCACTCTGCTGCTACAGCGCGAGGTGGGCTCATTCAGCGAACGCTACGCCGGCAACACCGGTGGGGTGGGCATCGTGATCAACGAGTTCGACAAGCGAATAATGGACCGCTACACCCTGATGACCACATAGGTGAGAGCCGGGGACGAGGCTAGCGCCCCCGGTTCTCGCGATCCATACAACCACATCACCTAGCCGCTGAAAATGCGGCAGGGGCCACTGAGCCCCGAAATAAAGACTTCAGGTGATCCACGTCGATCACCTCGGCTGAGTCAGCCCGCTTGCCGCCTATCTACGGCCGCTCACGTTCGGAATTTCCGCACGTGCCCGCCAGCGATAACCCGCAACCCGGCCAGAACAACGCCAACTGACCGCACAACACCGTGTTGTCCCGTCAGATGCAAACCGCCGCAAGGCATTCCATCTGAAGAAGAAATGAAATTGAACACAAAAGAATATCAGGCCCTCAAGGCCCAGTTGAGATCGGTCATTCGAGAATCCCTCAACAAAGGCAATTCAAACGCCGATGAGGGAAACCTAGATTCGGCCGCAATTAATGCCCTCGCCATGTACGGCGGCGACTCAGGCTCGATGCCCACACCACCGGCAGACACCCAGCTCTTCAACGGCCTGGTGGACTGCAGGACCATCACCCACACGGGCGGACAACTCGCACCGCTGACCTTTGACGGCAAGGCGCTCAGCGCAATTGGTACCTCGTATGAGACCAACGCGCCCATTCGGGTGAAGGCCTTCAACGCGGAAACCAAGACCCCCACCCCGTCGCTGCCGTCCATGACCGGACTTCTGCCCGCGCAGCTTCACCCCAATGTGGTTGAGAGAGTGTGGGATATACGCGTTGCTGACCTGCTGCCTGCCATCACCGCGGATTCCTCGTCCTACGAATTCCTGAAGGACACAACCACTTCCGCAGCACAGGCCGCGGTGGTCGGTGAGGGCCAGGTTAAGCCCCAGGTTGACATCACCCTGACCCCTGAGACGTTCAGCTTCGCCAAGATCGCCGGATTGCTCAAGCTCTCCCGTGAGCAGGTCGCGGACTTCAGTCAGGCCCTCGGGTATTCGATCAACCAACTGCAGCGCAACATCATCTCCGCGGAGAACCACCAGTTGCTGTACGGGGATGGGTCGACCAACAGCGATGGGTCGATCAACATGACCGGGCTGGCCCACACCAGCGGCATCCTGACACACACGGCCGGCACCCTGTCGGGCACAGAGAGCCACCTGGACTCGATCCTGGCCGCTATCGACGCCATGCGCAGCGGCCCCGCCCTGGCCTCGCCGTCGTTCGCCCTCGTGCATCCGACAACGTGGCACTCTGTATGCCTGGAAAAGGACGGACTGAACCGCAGTTTGGTGTCACCCGACCCAACCAAGGACAGCGCCCTTCAGGTCTGGGATGTCCCGGTCAAACTGTCCACCGACGTCGCCAAGGGTGACCTGTTCCTGGTGGACACGACCAAGATGGGCTACTTGGTCATCCGCGAGGGCCTGCAGATCTTCGGCCCCGCCCACGATCAGGACGACTTCAGCCGCAACCTGACCTCCTGGGTGGCAGAGCTTCGCGAAAACCTCGCAGTCGTCAGGGCTTCCGCGGTCTACCTGCTGCAGGGCCTGCCGACCAGCATCACGGCGCCGTGATTGTCTACCGGGATCAGCCGCGCCGGGACCGCGTAGTCCTTCCCGGCCGGGAGGTCCAGGGCGATTCCCTGGTCATCATCGGCGCCCGCGACGAACCCAATCGACCGGGGCGCCGTCCAATCCGCACATAAAACGTTTCTCGCCTTCCACAGACAGGGGCGAGAAAACCCGCAACCAAGGGCCTGCGAATACCCTCACGGTTGCGGGACCGGCTGCCATTAGCAGCTACAGGGGGGATGGGTTTTCAATTCCGTGCGGGAACCAGCGCCCATTCCCCCTCCAATACGCCGCAATGGGGTTTTCTTCTGCTTTCCCCCGATTGCGGCTGGCTGTGACGTAAGGTTTTCTTTCTGGCCTTTTTTCGACGTCACGGCCGGGGGCTGGTGAATGCATAAACAGGGTCGCGCATTCACCAGCCCCTAAGACTTTCCTTCTTCGCTCATGCTGCGCCGGTCGGGCTTGCGCTGGGCGAAATACCGGCGCGGTACTTCTTCTATTCCGAGCGCGCCGGGGCCGGGGTGGCGCCCGTTTGTGGTAGACCAGCGCCCCCCGGCACATTCTTCCGCGCCTTAGTCTAGGTGGGAGCGGGATACGGGGGCGCGGCGAACGAAAACAACGTCATCGGAGTGAAGGCCGACGCGTAAACTAGTAGCCGCGCCCCCATTTTTCATGCCTGTGCGCAATTCTCAGCCACTTTCACGGCATTCTAGATAAGAGACGCCCGAGACAATGAAAAGGCCCTCAGCTTTGACGCTGGGGGGCCTTTCCTGCGTTTCATTGGAACTGCGGACAATAATACCTGATCGCCGCGGCCACGAAATTCTCGGCGAGAGGCCTCGTCTCACCTTCAGTGTGAACGTTGTAGACCTCATCCACCATCTCGCCCCGGCTCTTTCCTTGATCCATCATCTTGCAAACTTCACGGCCAGCGTTAACCACCAGGCGGAATTTGTCGGGGCCATCCTTCAAATGCCAACCGTGGGCGGTGAGAGCGGCAATAAACGCATCGTCTCGCGCTTGCTGTGAACGGTATTCGGGACAGTAGACCGATAACGCAGCATTAATTCCAGCTACGTCCATCTGGTGGATCGCCGGTTCATGCGTCGCACTGGCCGTGTCGTCCGCCGCCTGTACCGCCTCGTCGATGGAATGCCCTTCGCCAATGTACTCGCAAGCTATATGCGCGCCCTTAATAGCCTCCTCACGGTTAATCACCTGCCGACCGGGAGGGAAGCCCGCATTCTCCAGCTGTATAAACCTGTCATCCGCCGACGGCTTCGGGGGCGGTGGAGCGGGTGGGCGTGGCGCTGCAACCACCGATGGCGCCGGGGCATCATGCGGCTTGGTCAAAACGATTGTCGCGGCCACAGACACCGCAGCGATGGCCACCGCGACAATGACACCGACGATGATTCGGGCATCGACACGCGACATTATTCCGCCGAAACCAATCTCCTCCTCGTCGTCCACCTCGGCCCAGGCGGTAGGTCCTACATCTGCAGGAGGTGGGACCACCTCGGTCGGCATGTCTGGCGCCTGCCCGACATGGGTCTCGGACACGGCGGGGTCATGGGTGGCCCCATACCTCTTGATCGGCATCATCGCTCCTGCGGATCGAGAACCAGCCAGCCGATGGGCACGTCGAACGTCACCGACATCGCCACGAGCACCTCCATGCGCACCCGGCCCGACCAGTCCTCATTAAACGATCTGTAGACCGTGGTGCGCGGCCAATTGATCGCTTTGGCCAGCGCTGCCCTGTTGCGGATGTCCCTGAACTCCATCAGCATGGCCACGTTGTCCGCGTTCCAGCACAGCGTTGGTCTACACATCGCGCCTCCCAAAATGCCAGTCACATCACCGGATGCCCGGCGAAACGGCGTGCCGCTTCTGTACGGTCAATTTGCGGTAATCCATTTACTGCCAGCGTGACCCGAGCGCCCTTCGGTGCGACCAGGAAAGACATACCGGCCTCCCGCAGCATTGCGCGCCGCTGGTCAACGTCAGCGTCCAGCCATTCCATATTCCAAGTTCGGCCCGTGCCCACCTGCGCCCAATGTCCCTCCACCTGTGGCAGTTCGCTGAGCCTGCCCAACTCGGCCTCAACGGCCTCTAGCTGCTTCTCCAGGCGCTGCTTAGCTATCTCGGGCAGGTTCGCCGTCAGCCGTGCTGACAATGCGTCATAACGGGCTACGGCCTCTTGGAGCGCGATTGTGTGATCCTCGCCCGGTATCCACTCCCGACGCGTTATCTCCTTGTCGCCGTAGTGCCACAACAGCATTGATTCGGCCATCTGCTCCAACTGGTCGGCTCGCATGGCCGTCCGGTGGTCGCACTTGGCGCGGTAGTAGTAGCGGCGGCGGTGGTCGCGGCCAGTGCTGGACTCGTAACCCATTGCGGCCCCACATTCGGCGCACTTCGCCAGCCCTGATAGCGGCGAGGCATTCTTGCGACCGCCCGCACCGTTGCCCGGAACTAGCGCGGCCTGCAGCCGCTGGAAGGTTTCAGCATCGACCAGCTCGGGGCCGAACGCGACGGGCTGCCCATCATCCCCCAGGATCACCTGGCCCTTGTGTACTCGATGCCCGCGCAATGCTGGCGAGCGCAACAGGTGGCGCATTGTGCTGATCTGCCACTTGCCGCCCTTCGGGGCTGGGACGCCGGCCGAATTCAGTTCGCGGCAAACGGACGCCATCGTGTTGCCGTCGAGTATCCGGTCCACGATCATGCTCACCACGGCAGCCTTCTCGGGGTCGAGGTCAAGCTTGCAACCGTTGCCGTTCCGCACCACCCGGTAGCCGTAGGGTGCATTCCCACCCGGCCAGCGCCCCACTTGACGTAGATGGGCCTGCGATCCTGACTGCCTGGCCTGTATGGCTTCCAGCTCCATCTGCGCCACCCCGGCAAGGATCTGCGCGACCATCACCCCGACAGTGGTCGACAGGTCCAGCGATTCCGTGATGGAGACGACCGTCTTGTTGTTGGCCTTGGCCCACTGGAAGAGGTCATTGAGCCCGAACATGTTGCGGGCCAGCCGGTCGAGCTTCCAGGCCACTACCCCATCGAATTCCGGGTAGCGGTTGTTGAGCCAGTCGCCGAACTGTGGCGTGTCGAACGGGGACAACTTGCCCGATACGTCGATGTCCTCGGCCCACCCCACGATGGTGTGGTCGTGGAGCTTCGACCATTGGGTGATGATCTCGCGTTGGCGCTCCACACTGGTCGACTCATCTGTGGATACCGACAGCCGGACCCGGGCAAGAAACCGCATCTGAGCAGCATAGATCGTGTTCGGAAAAACCGCAACGCCGTCCAGCGCGCCGTGTCGGAAACATGGGTGATGGTGTGCCCTGGGCCTGACATACGTGCGTTATAGCAGTACGGCGGCGGCGCTACTGACCGGCCCTGCCGCCGGCCAGCCAGGCGGCGGTCACCGTCCGGGTCGCCGGCGGCGGCAGCACGGCGTCCGGCGCCCCGAGCCGGCCGACCTTGACGGTCCACGCCGGTGCCGAGCGGTCGATGCAGGAGCCGCGGCCCTGGCTGGGCTGCCACAGCACGGCCAGATCCGAACCGGCGCCGCCGCATCCGTAGACGCCGACGTACCCGTCGGCCCGCCCGCCCCACGCGCCGCCGTTGCGCAGCAGGCAGCGGGTGCCGTCGTCGAGGGTCAGCGCGAACGGGTCCGGGTCGGCGGGCGCGCGCACGGGTGCCAGCTGCCCGTCGAACGTCACCCGGTGCATCTGCCTGTCCCACGGATTGTCTACGCACAGAAGGGATCCCGGCGTGGACGGCCAGCAGGTGCCGGCGCCGGCGGCGCTCGGCGAACAGTAGTAGACGTTGTCGTCGACCGCCGACGGTGACGGTTGCGAACACTCGGATGCGTGCCCGACGCTGTCGGGCCCGGACGCCACCCGATAGCCGTTGATGGCTTGGCCGTCCGGCCCGACCGCCACGACGGTGATCACCTGGGTGGCTGGCGGATCGGCCGCCGCGGATCCCGCCGGCAGGAACAGCGCCCAGGCCAGGACGGCGATGGGGACCAGGGCAACTCGCGACACGTTCAC